ATGCACGCCTCCCCACTGAACATCTCCCTTCGACCTTTTCTGCTAAGCGACGTCTCCGCGTTTACCGCTGCGGTCAATGCTTCTCTGGACAGCCTGATCCCGTGGATGGTCTGGGCGCATCACGATTACCAGCCTCATGATGCCGAAAGCTGGATCCGCTTTACCCACTGGCAACGGATGAAGGAGGAAGCGGAAGAGTTTGCGATTGTTGATCAGCATGACCAGCTGCTGGGGGGCGCAGGAATACGCTTTGCCCGCCATCCGGGTGACACCAGCGCAATAGGTTACTGGGTTCGCAGTGACGTTCAGCGTCAGGGAATTGCCAGCCGCGCGGTGGCAAAGCTACTCCCTCTGGGGTTTTCACGACCGGAGACCCGGTTGATTGAAATTCTGGCGGCGGAGGACAATCTGGCCAGTCGGAGAGTCGCTGAAAAGTGCGGCGGTGAGTTTATTGGCTGTCGCTATGGCCTGATCGTATTAGAGGCGGGACCGGTTAATACGGCGATTTATCATTTTCACCGGCCGGACGCCGGTTGACTGCAGGCTGCAAGGATGGCACTGACATAAAAAAGGGGCTGGCAGATGCCAACCCCTTGTTTGCTATTAACTTTTAGATGTCGCGTTAGCGATACCTTAGTTAAGACGCTTTTTCACGGCACCATTGATACATAAGCATTTTATTTATAAAACAGTTAGTTACTTCTATATCTGGTGCAACCAAATGCGAGCACGTACAAGCTGGGTAGTCAGTTTGTGGACATTAAACTGGTCAGAGGGTTAAGCGCTGCAGCTTCTTCTAAATGGTCGGGAGCAAAGTGTGCATACTTCATGGTTTCACGGATATTTGCGTGGCCGAGTATTCTTTGCAGCACCAGAATATTGCCACCATTCATCATAAAATGGCTGGCGAAGGTGTGCCGAAGCACATGAGTTTTCTGGCCTTCTATAAGCTGAATAGTCGTAGTAGCGAGCATCTTCTTGAAGTCCTGATAGCATGGCTTAAACATTCTGCCCTGCCGTCCCTTCAGTTCATCATAAAGCCACTGCGGGATCGGAACGGTTCGATTTTTCCCGCCTTTAGTTTTAAAGAATGAGAGTTTGTTAGGTGATAACTGTGAGCGGGTCAATGTTTCCGCCTCAGTCCAGCGCGCACCAGTAGCTAAGCAAACTTTACATATCATCTTTAAATCTGGCTTTCCGTAAAGTTCGCAACCATCCAAAAGTTCAGTGATCTGCTTTAGGGTAAGCCAGGACATTTCCTTTTCATCTTCCCGGAACGTCCTGACGCCTTCCAGTGGGTTAGGTAATGACCATTCCCCTAACCTCTTCAGCTCATTGAAAACAGCGGCAAGATAGTTTTGTTCTCTGTTAACCGTGATAGGCTTTACTTTCCACTTTGATTCATCATCGTGATAACCATTGGAAATTTTCCCCTGCAAGCGCTGGTCACGGTAATGTGCCCAATCTTTAGCTGTAAGCTGGGAAGCTATCGGATCGCCTAAGCCCTTACATACAATATCCAGCTTAGCTTTGCGGGACTTAACCGCTTTAAGCGATTGCCCGTGAAGAGAATCCCAAAGCTTTATAAGCTCGCTCAGCTTACGGCGATCCTCTTTTTCCTTTATCCACGGTTTGTTTTCAGCTTCACTGCGTGTGTAGCTTTCGTAAGCTACAGCTTCGCCTTTGGTTGCAAAAGACTTGCGAATGCGTCGGCTGCCACGTCCATCTAAATAGAAATCAGCAAGCCATTCACCAGAAACAAGTTTCTTTATTGCCACCAAATCACCTGCTGTTTTTCAATTCTTGAACAAATGCGGCTAAACCGGGATTTCCTCTGTCTGAATAGCAACAAGCGCGGAATGACTCAGCCCACTGATAACCATCGTTCTGGAATAAATCGTCTGAATTGTCAATGCCTGCATATTGGCTTGAAAGTTTTAAAGCTTTTTCTCTACTAAGAGAAAAAGTGAATGCGTATTTAGGAGCAGGTGTATATTTATGGGTTTGAACATCTAATTCTCTAGGCAGCACAGTTACTTTGACCGTATTAGCTGGAGTCTGAAACAACACTCGGTAAACAGCGTAGACAGCTGCTTTATTAGCCTCATATTGAATATTTCTTTCAACGTCACCTTTGAAGATGGTAGGCAAAATTTGCACATGCAAAGGTTTTATGCTCAGAACCTTATAAGAGCCGTTCTCTGGTGGATAGTCATTGTGATCTTCCATCATGGCTTTCGAATCTTTGAACATTTCAGGAGCAGCCCAAGCAGAGCGAGCAAAGGCAGCAAAACAGCAAATTGTGAGAGCTATTTTAATTTTCATAATGACCTAGTTATTTTCCATCAGTGTGAGATAAACCATTCCGACGCATTCAACATCCTCTATCTTACAATCAAAATTAGATGATGAATTTTTAATGTTTATCTTGTTTCCTGGAATTCGGGATACTGCATAAACATCATTCACTCCATCAATATTTATCAACCATAATCCATTACCTATAGCTTTCACTTCTAGATCTACAATCCATTTATTACTCCCCTTTTCTACTAAAGCTGGGTTATTCACCGTTTCTGCAATCAGACTAGGGTCGCATACCCATAAGCCAGTCTTGTTTAGCTCACCGTTAAAGAGGGAGTATTTTTCAATCGTCACAATTTCATTGGATGAGATTTGTTCACGATTGTTCCGCGCAATCATTTCACCAATGCCAGTAGCAAGCCATCTTAGAGAAACGCCTGTATCCAACGCACAGGTTATGACAACGTCGCCAGGGAAATAGTCGCGACGAACCCACGCACTCATTGTGCCGGAGGGAATCCCTAACAAGTCTCCAAGCTCTTTCTGCATGGTAAACCCGTAAGCATGCAGAATCCTCTGAACCACTTGCTTTCCGCCATTAGCTAAAAGCTGCTCGTGCAATTCCTTACCTTTAGTAAAACCATGCGGAGCTGCCTTAAATCTTACATTTTCAAGCTCGCCTGAAACTAGCCACTTCAAGTCCGCACCAGTATCTATAGCGCATTGGATAATGTAGTCACCGGGCAAGCTACTTCTTGCAACCCAATTATTGATAGTTGGTAAGGGGATCTGCAAAAGTTCAGCAAGCTCAGGTCTTGATCTAACACCATAAGAACTAAGGATTCTTTCTAAAATCTCTTTTGCATCGCCTAAAGCGTTAGACATGGTTCCCTCGAATATTCCACTAGGGTTACTTTACAATCACTCATTTGGATCAAATCATTCACCCCGTAAGCCAAAATGCACGCCAATGCACTACAAAAGCTACCAACTGGAGATAATCCCCGATGACCAATCAAATTACAATACCTAGCGGCCCCGATCTGATGACCTATGAGCAGTTCGCGCAGGCTTATGGCTACAGCCTTCGTACCGTGAAACAGATGGTTGAAGACGGTGATCTGCTTGTTATGCCCCGGAAAAAAATTGGTGGTGCCGCTCGCATCAACATGGTTGCCTTTCGCGCGCGTTTGCTCGCTCAAGGTGTAAATTGCCGCTACATCGCAGCGTAAGAACTTAATTATTTAAGTTGAGCAAAGGAATGGCCATGTTTGATTTTAAGACTTCCACCCATAACCACTATGACGACGCCTGCCGCAAGTTCGCACTTACGCACAACATGGCTGAGCTGGCGCAGCGTGCAGGCATGAAAGTGCAAACTTTGCGTAACAAGCTCAACCCGGATCAGTTGCATCAACTGACCGCTCCAGAAGTACTGTTACTTACCGACCTGACCGAAGATGCCACGCTGATGGATGGAATGTTAGCGCAGTTGCAGTGCCTGCCATGCGTACCGGTTAATGAGCTGGCAAAAGATAAGTTTCCGTCCTACGTGCTGAAGGCTACCGCTGAAGTCGGAAGCATGGCCGCCAGCGCTGCAAACCCGGAGCGGATAACTGCAACATGCCGACGCAGTATTCTGGAAGCCGCAAATACCGGCATTCGCTGCATGATGCTGGCAGCACTGGCCGTGCAGAACCGCGTTCACTCTAACCCGACTTTAGCATCAACCGTTGACGCTATCAGCGGGCTGGGTGCTTCGATTGGCATTAGCTGAGGGCGCGCGATGATTTCATTTGCAGCACACCTCAAGCGTCAAAGTCCGTCAATGTCTTATGGAAATGGCTGGATTATGGGCGAGAACGGCAGGCGCTGGCATCCGGTATTAAGCCAGCAGGAAGAGGCAAAAGAGAAAAGAGGTGAATCATGGCTATCGAAGGCGATTCAATGCTGGTCGAGCTTACTGCAGGTCAGCGGGTTTCGGCGCTGAATCACGTTGCCTTAATTCGCGCGCAACTGATGGGCGGTAACTGTGAAAAGGATATGGCTCGTTTTTTCTCTGAAATGCGCGATGTGACAGACAGTAATTACCGGGACAACAAGCGCGCACTGAGCGCAATTCTTTTCCTGGCTAACATCGGTAAAGACAGGCACGAAGCTGATTTTAGTGAACTGACTACTGATGAAAGAAAGGCGCTTATTTGTGCAATGAATCATTTAAAAGCAGTCGTGAGTTTATTTCCAAAGCGAATGACCCTTTCTAACTAAATAACCCGATGTAAATAAATGGCGTTAACCCGCCGGGCATTCTTTTGCCCAAATTCAGGAGAAAGAAACATGCGAAATATCCAGACCCATAATTTTAAAGCTTATGACGATGCACTTAGCGCCATGCTGAGTAAGGCCAAAACCGAGCAGCGTTCTGATGATGCGCTGTCAGTTTCAATCCGCCTGGCCGCACTGGCAATTCATGCCCGCCAAAAAGAAATGTCTGCAGTAGAAATTATCGAACTGCTGGACAAAGAGGCCGAGCGCTTTGAGAACCAGGCGCAGGAGTTGCACTGATGGCCGACTCAATCGACATGGCGCAGCAGCGCGCCGATGAGCTGCTGGCGCGCAACATCGCCAGCGTGGTTAATCGCCCGGTCGGCGTGGCGGCATCCTTCTGCGAAGACTGCGATGCCCCAATCCCGGAACAGCGTCGCCGCGCGGTGCGTGGCGTAACTCGCTGTGTCAGCTGTCAGGACATGACCGAGCTGCGCGCTAAAGCATCAAAAGGCGGTGCGTTATGAGCACGATCCTAAAGTGGGCGGGCAACAAGTCCCGCGTTATGCCGGAGTTGCTGACGCACCTGCCTGAAGGTGATCGCCTGGTCGAACCCTTCGCCGGTTCCTGCGCAGTAATGATGAACACTGATTACCCGGCCTATCTGGTTGCGGATATAAACCCTGATCTCATTAACCTCTATCGCCAGATTAAAGAGCACACCCGTCCGTTTATCGTTATTGCGGCCAGCCTGTTTAATCAGAACGTGACCGGTGAGAGCTATTACGCCGTCCGTGAGGCGTTTAATCACAACCCTGCGTTGCCTCTTCTTGAGCGTGCCGCTTATTTCCTGTACCTGAACCGCAATGGCTATCGCGGTCTTTGCCGCTATAACAAACGTGGTGAATTTAACATCCCGTTTGGTAACTACGCAGAGCCGTATTTCCCACTGGCTGAGATAGAAACATTTGCGAAGAAAGCGCAGCGCGCGACGTTCATCTGCGCTGACTTCCGCGAAACGCTGCGCCTGACTAAAGCTGGCGATGTGGTGTACTGCGATCCACCTTATGACGGTACATTCGCGGAATATCACTCTGCAGGTTTTGACAAAGATGAACATCACGATCTGGTCAGCATGTTGCTTGACGTCTCGGAGCGCTGCCCGGTTGTGGTTTCTAACAGCGACACCCTCTACACCCGCAGCATTCTGCGCGCTTTCGATATCACCAGCATCAGCGTAGCCCGTTCGGTTGGCGTTGCCGCAGGTAAAAGCAAGCGTGCATCAGAAATCATCGCCGTGCGCCTTCCCGCAGTCGGGCCTGCGTGGTCTGGCTTTGATCCGGCCGCAGCCGCGGACTGGTCTGCAGAAGTGCAGGCGTCTCGATGATTCAGGAATACGCTTACCCGTGGAATGCTCCACGGGAAGCCATTGCCAGCCCATACGCAACCTATGAGGAAATGCACAGCCGCAGTCAGATGATTGCGGCTTTAGTGCGTGCGCAGGAACTACTCGAAAAGCAGCCGACGCTGATTCAGATTGATGTAAAGCGTCGGGTTAGTGAGTTAGAAAAAACACAGGGTATTGATCGTGCCAATGCGTACTTAACGAAAACTTTCGTTGAGCGCACATTGCCACGCGTTGAAACCGTTAACGCTCAATATCGCCTCGGTGAAATGAGTCACGGCACGTTTAACCTGCTGGCAGGTAATGCCACTAAACAGGATGGCGCGGCCCGCGCAGGTGGTCAGCTATGGGAGCTGATGCGCCGCTTCAACCGACTGCCGGATATGGCCCGCGCCGATGTCGATTTGCTGGCCGGGGATGTGGCTAATTTCATTCTCGCCGAGCTGGTACAGGCACACGCGCAGGCCAGTGACGAGTCAGACTACAAATACACGCACCGTATATACATGACGGCTGCCACCATCACCCGCGAGCTGAGCCAGACGCCTCCATTGTGGGATAAAGTCACGTCCCGGCTGTTTGACCCGGAGGACGCTACCCCGGCGATCATGCGTATGCAGACGGAAAAATGGTGGAAAGGCCGTCTGCGCCGCGTGGCAGCATCATGGCGTGAACACCTTCAGATCGCCTTGGCTAACGTCAGTAAAAAGCATACCCCCTACGCCAGCAGCATGACCGTTTCAGAATGGCGCGAGCAGAAGCGCCGCACCCGTGAATTTCTGAAAGGAATGGAGCTGGAAGACGAGGAAGGCAACCGCATCAGCCTGATCGAGAAATACGATGGCAGCGTGGCCAACCCGGCGATCCGCCGCTGCGAGCTGATGACCCGCATTCGTGGCTTCGAAAACATCTGCAATGAAATGGGCTTTATCGGCGAGTTTTATACGCTTACCGCCCCGGCGCGCTATCACGCCACAATCAAAACAGGGCATCGTAACCGCAAATGGAATGGTGCCAGCCCGGCCGACACGCAGCGTTATCTCTGCAGTGTCTGGCAGAAAATCCGCGCCAAACTGCACCGCGAAGAAATCCGCATCTTCGGGATCCGCGTTGCTGAGCCTCATCACGATGCGACCCCGCACTGGCACATGCTCATGTTTATGCGCCCGGAGCAGGCTGAGTGTGTGCGCGAGATTGTGCGCGACTACGCCTGGCAGGAAGACAGCAGCGAGCTGACGACCGACAAGGCCCGTAAGGCCCGCTTTCATGCCGAAGCTATCGACCCGGAGAAAGGCAGCGCAACAGGTTATGTTGCTAAATACATTTCCAAAAATATCGACGGCTATGCGCTGGATGGTGAGACAGACGACGAAAGCGGCAAAGACCTTAAGGAAACCGCCTCGGCAGTTTCTGCCTGGGCGGCACGCTGGCACATCCGCCAATTTCAGTTTGTGGGCGGTGCGCCGGTCACGGTTTACCGCGAGCTGCGCCGCATGGCAGACAGCGAAACCGCGCACGGCCTGAGCGTTGAGTTTGCTGCCGCGCATGACGCAGCCGACGCAGGAGACTGGGCCGGATACGTTAATGCGCAGGGTGGCCCGTTTGTGCGTCGCGACGAGCTTGCTGTGCGCACCTGGTATCAGGCAAGCAAAGACATGAATGAATACGGAGAGGAAACCGTGCGTATCAAGGGTGTTTACGCAACTGAAGTTGGCGACGACACACCGATCTTAACCCGCCTGATGCAATGGAAGATTGTCCCGAAACGCGCTGTTGATTTGGCTTTTGAATTTAAGGGCGCGTCCGCGTCCTCTCGGAGTTCTGTCAATAACTGTACGGGAGGTTTGAGATCTGAGGATTCAAACCCGCCGGAAAGTTTCGAAAAAATCGACCTGGACGGCATGAGCAGAAAGGAGCGGCGACAACTTTTAAGCCGGATAAGGTCGCAGAAACCAGAAAAGCGGCATCTCAAACTCAGGCGGTCGGACAAAATCGAAGCTGCGTGCGACAACGTAATAGCGCAGGTGAGAGATTCAAGCGGTGAAACCATCAGCCGCGGAATGGCCGTGCGTCTGATTGGCGGAACGCAGACGATAATCGCTGGTCAAGTCTTCCGCAGCTTACCTAATGGAGAACTGGCCCGCCCAAAACTGGAGCCGAAAAAGACTTTCGTATTAGAAAGATTTAATCGATTAGCAGAAAAAAACCGTAAAAAAAGGCCGTAATTCCTGCATTAGGGTAACGAAATCAGGTGACCGTCGTTCTGATGACCACGATTTATGAGCAAGTGATTCTAAAAAAACCCTTAGATTTAACTGTTGCATATCAATGAGATAAAAAACAAATCAGCCAAATATTTTTCATTTCTCAACTTATAAGTGCTATGCTACTGTATAAATACACAGTTTAGTTGGGGGAGGGAAAATGACGGTTCAGGAATCAAACCAAATACATAAAAAAATGGCGTGCGTGCAGTTCATTGCAGAGGTTTCGTTAATCGCAAACTGTAAGCCGTCAGACCTGAAACTGGCACTCACCATTATTGCCGAATTGGCAAACTCGGAGACTCACCAGGATGCTGGCGAGGAAATCTTTTACGCTGCCGACTAGGGGTTGATATGCGCATTGAAATCATGCTCGATAAGAATCAGAAAATCAGTCAGTCGGTGGCAGATGCTTTCCGGGAAGAAGTGAGTAAACGTGTAACTGCGCTGTTTCCTGATGCGGTGGTGCAAGTGCGACATGGTAGTTACACCAAAATTGAAATGCCTGGTGTAAAAGTTGACGAAGACCGGCGCAGGATAAATGACCTTCTACAGAACGTCTGGGAAGATGACAGCTGGCTGCATTGATAACCGGGTTAATGCCAACATCTTGATTTGGCAGTGGCACGGTTGAACAACGAGCATTGCGAGGCGTTAGAAAATGGGCGGAAAAGACCCTAATTACCAGATAGTTTATCGTGGGGATTACCTTGATTACTTCCATTCCGGCGGCTGGGTATTCTTTCAGCGTCCTAAAGAGGCTGGCGGAGGATTCTGGCTCGGAAGGACTTACGATTTTGTTTTTATGTTCGAGTTACCGCGCCCTGTTTCCCTTCGTGAAGGCATCGTTTATCTACATCAGTTGAGCTATGGAAGCGCTGCTTCCTCCGATTTTACGGGTGCTGTAACCCGTAAATGAGTCATGCGTGCATAACATGCATGGATCTGCATTGATTTCTGAAGCACTGAAACACCCTGCAGCGCCAGTGATGGCGCTGTTTTGCGAGGTACATGCAACTGCATTAAAAGCGATGCACAAAGCGGGCAGGCGTGGCGGGGATAGCATTGCGCGCGGGCCCCCAGAGTTGCTAACCTGACGACGCACATTCGCATAAACACAGCTGCAAACATATGCTAAAGTGTGCATAGATGGGATGCTTACGCGAGAGTGAATTGAATATGCGTATTAAAATTAATAATTTTGGAACAATTTCACAGGCAGATGTGGCTATTGGTGGCCTTACCGTAATCACCGGGGAAAATGACACTGGCAAGAGTACTGTTGGTAAAATTCTTTTCTCAATGATTAAAGCTATTTCTCGTTATGAGGAAGACATTGAAGAAGATAAAGAAGAAAGAATAACTTCGATTGTTGAAAAAATTTACTTCAACTTAAGAAGACGAATTAATATCTCTGAATCACCAGAAATTAGGGATTTATTCAACCCTCGAAAATTTTATACATCGTTACGCTTGGATGTTGCCAAAACAATCTATGAAAGAGAACGATACATAGAACATTTGGCTAATACCGGGATGCTATCTAATTTACTAGCTGAATCTGCAAGGGAAGAGATAGAAAAAATCCTGCAGATTATGAAAGAGCCTGATGATGAATTGTCGGCTATAAATCGCGCTTTAAGAAAGGCTTTCTTTTCTGAATTTCGTGGAGAAATAATTCAGAAAGGTAATGCAAATCAAAGCAAGGCATCAATCGAAGTGATTGATGGCGCAAGTCCTTTGATTGATATATCTTGGACTAAAGATGGTATTTCACAGTTCAAATATGCAGATGGTTTAGGATATGCAGATTCTACTTATGTCGATTCGCCAAGTGTCATGCAGTTTCATAATCTCATCAGGTATGCAAAAACGCTTTTTGATGGGAATGTGGAGCCTGGGCGTTTAACAGTTCCTTTGCACGTAAAAGATCTATCTACAAAGCTCAGTGAATCTGTTTATAACGTTTTTGGGCATGTAAGTATATTTGATGATGGCACTTTCCATAACGAATCATCAAAGCTATCAAACAAAATAAATTCCACGTTTCGTGGTGAGGTTGTCTATGATATCGAACAGAATGATTTTTATCTGGAGAAAAAAGGCTACAAAATAACCTCAGGTAATATTGCTTCTGGAATCAAATCTCTTGGCATGTTAGATATGCTTATAAAGTGTGGTTCTGCAGCTGAAAACTCATTGTTAATCATTGATGAGCCTGAAGTGAACCTGCACCCAAAATGGCAAATATTTTATGCTGAAATAATATGTGAATTGGTTTCTTTAGGTGTGGATATAATCATAACTACGCACAGCCCATATATAATCGATGCATTGAAACACTATAGTGATAGATTCGCTATTGAAAACCATTTCTATCTTACTGAAAGATTCCCTGACGAAGATTATACTTACTTTGTCGATATTACTGATAATGTTTCACATGCCATTGATTTGTTAGCATCTCCATTAAGAGAGTTAAATCAGGAGGATTTAGATGATTTCTAAAGAGAAGGAGCTCTTTGATAAATTGTTAGAAGTTTATAATAATGCACTTTGTGATGTGCAGGCTTTAAGCTACAACGACTCAGGAGATCGCGATTTTATAATTAGTGATTTTGTCGGCTTCAATTTCGATAAAGTCCTTAATTGCTCTAATATTTATAAAAAACAGATAAAGGAGAAATCTCCTGACGCTCTTTTCTATAGCAACAATAAGTTGTACTTTATTGAATTCAAAGAAGGGAAGTCACACAAGGAAGATATTAGGTTAAAAATCCATGAGGGGATAACAACACTTTATCATTTCATAAGAAAGTATCTCCCTGCGATGACAAGAGAAGAGTTCATATCTCTTGATTTCAACTATGCTGTGGTATGTAGAGGAGATGGTTCAAAATCAGCATTAAGCAGAGAGATGCTTAGTGCTTTAGAGAACTCATCACAAAAATATAGCTTAAAAAATCTTGAAGGGTTTATAATAAAAAGAACAGCAGTCATTGATGATCCGCATCAAATTCTTAGGTTTTTAAATAGAATATCTTCCGGAAAAGTTACATCAATAAAGATATTTGAACATCTTGGTACTACGCAACAGTTTGATATGTCGGCTTAAAATAAGCAGGCTACAATGGCCTGCTCTTTATTAAAGGACATAGTTTTTAAAAGATATCACCTCTAGTTCCATCCAATCATTTATTTCCTTTAAGCGCTCCTGCAGTGGTGTCAGTTCGTTACGCACAAACACCTGTGACGCTTTTACCGCATCCCCGAATCCGCCTGAGTTGTCCGGGATAATCCCCATCATCTGCGGCGGCACGCGGTGTGCGCTTAGCAGGTCGTCGCGGCTGGCCTTCTTGATGTTAAAGAAATCGTCTTTCGTCGCCACTTCACTGAGCGGCAGGATCTTAATGCCGTCAGGCTTACCGTTCGGTGCGTACATAAACAGGTTGCGGAAGTTACCCAGCCCTTTTGTGTCGCGCATCGCCTGGCGCATCCGGTCAACGTCGCTGCTGCTCTGCGCCGCATCGGTCATATAAAGGATATAACCGGCGTGCGCGCCGTTTTGATAATACTTGCGGCGGAACAGCGTAGCCGCCTCATTCAGCCAGGCAGAATTAAGCGCGCTGAGGTATTCCGGCAGGCCGTACAGCTCCTGATTGATATCCGGCTCCAGCAGGTGAAATACGCTGCCGGCCGAAAATTCGTGCGGCTCCTTCCAGTCATTCACAAACCAGTAAACGCCATCCTTAACACCCCTGCGGGTAAATTTGGCCGGAGTGGTTTCAAGGCGCAGCGGCTTACCCAGACCATTACGGCGCAGCTCGGCAAAGGCGTTACCGAAGACCAGATAATCCAGCGCAAACTTGCTGAACTCCTGCTGACTCATCATCGGGTGCGGGATGAATGTTGATGCCAGAATGTTGCGCTTCACATAAATCGGCGAGCTGTGATGCACGGCCGCGCGCAGGCTTTTCGCCAGGCCGTTAAAGCTGACCGGCGGCTCAAACCAGCGCCCGTTACCGATGCACTCGGCGTAATCCAGAATGTCGCGCTTATCCATGACCGGCGTCGGATCGCCAAAGGTAAACGCCTCGGAGTGCTGCTGCGGTGCGGTTGCCTGTACCGGCTGCGCGGTGGCGGTGTAAGCCTTGCGGCCTCTGCGTTTGCTCATCAGTAAAATTCCAGAATAGAGGGGTTAGCGCCGCCGCTGGCTGCGGTAAGCGGTTCGTTTAACAGTGCGTGCATGATGGCCCAGGCGACGTCGGCGTGGCTGGCCTCTTCGCTGCGGCTCGCCTCATAGGTTGAGCGGTTGCCGCTGGCCGTCATGGTTTTGCGGATAGCCATAAACGACTGCGTGATATCCGTCGCCCCGGCGTCATACTCAAGCCGCCCGCTGCTGATGGTGTCTTTCGCCTTCAGCACCATTGCCGTTTTCACTTCGGGCGAGTATTTGATCTCACGAGCGGCCGGGTAAAACTGGCGTACCAGCTGAAAAACCCCCTGCCCTATGCCGGTGGCATCCACGCCGATATATTCCACGGTGTATTTTTTCGTTAAGTCCTCGATAGATTTCGCCTGCGCGGCAAAGTCCATGCCCCGCCACTGGTGGCGCTCCAGCACGCGGAACTTACCGCCAGCAACGAGCGGCGGCGCGATAACCGCACAGCCTGCGCTGTCGCCGGTGTGCGACGGGTCATACCCGATCCAGACCGGCCGGAATGAAAACGGGCGCGGCAGGTACGGGTTAAAGTCTTCCCACTCTTCCAGACTGTCGATCATGCAGCTCTGCAGCTCGGCGAATGGGAACACGCTCGCCTCGTCGTCGACAAACTCACACATCAGCAGGTTCTGATATTCCGCCGGGCTGTATTCAAGCTGCAGCTGGTCAATGTCGAACAGGTTGCAGCCGCCGGTCAGCGCATCCTCAACCGTGACAATCTGCCGCCACTGGCCGTCACCGCACAGCGCGCCCTTCGCCAGGTGTGAATGCGACAGGTCTATTTCAATGCGATCATCTTTGCTGCGCCGCCCCTTGTTAAACAGCTCGCCTGACCAGAACGGATAAGCGCTGTGCGACAGAGCCGACGGCGTGGAAAAGTACGTTGTGCGCCATTTCTTGTGCAGCGACATGCCGCTGGCGACTTTGCGCAGCTCCTGGAATTTCGGGATCCAGAAATATTCGTCCAGATAGAGGTTGCCGGTGTAGCTCTGCGCGGTGCGCACGTTCGTGCCGAGGAATATCAGACGCGCCCCGTTCGGCAGCACAATGGGATCGCCTTTCAGGTCAACGTCAGCCTGGCGGGCAAAGTCAATGATGTAGTTTTTAAAGACGTGCGCCTGCGCTTTACTGGCTGAAAGGAATATCTGATTACGCCCGGTGGTCAGCGCATCGATCAGCGCCTCGCGGGCAAAGTAGAACGTTGCGCCAATCTGGCGGGACTTCAGGATATTGCGGATGCGGTGAGTCAGCCCGGCTTTATGCCAGTTGAGCTGATACTCAAAGCAGTTATCCATAAACACGCCGGTCAGCTTATCCGTCTGTTCTTCGCTGAACTCATTTTTAACAACCGGCTGGCGCTCGCCTTTGTTGCGGTTGCGCACGTTGGGGTTTAGGTCGGCCTCGTTGCCGCTGCTGCGGTAGCGCTCAACGCGGGCAAGGCGCTCAATCTGACGGCCGAGCGCGTCTATCTCTTTGTAATCACCATTCCCCTTTACCTCTTTCATGATGAGCTGAATCAGCCGGGCTTCCATGCTGGATTCAACGCGACTGATGGGCGCAACGTTGTCCCACGCGTCGCGCAGCTTCCAGCTCTGCACGGTTGGCGTTTTCTGTCCGAGCGTCTCCGCAATCTGGCGCACGGAATAACCCTGCCAGTAAAGCAGCGCGGCCTGACGGCGCGGATCGCTGATGATGGTTGTCGGTGTCATGTTCATACCGGCAAGGCTACCGGTGCCGAAAATGGCGCGCCTGCTGTCCCTGTTTGCTGATGCATCAGCGGGCTGGCATTCGTTGAGGGATTGGGTGGCGACGGGGAAACTGGCCCCGAACCGACCCAACACCTGACCGGAGCCTGATTAATGGCAGCAATCAAAGCAAAGCGTTTTCGTATCGCCGTTGAAGGCGCAACCACTGACGGCCGTGTCATTTCCCGCGACTGGATTTCGCAGATGGCGAAAAACTACAGCCCGGAAATGTACGGCGCACGCATCAACATGGAGCACATCCGGGGCTATGCCGCTGACAGCACCTTCCGCCGCTTTGGCGACGTGACCGCCATAGAGGCGGAAGAAATCGGCGACGGCCCGCTCAAGGGCAAGCTGGCGCTGTTCGGCTGGATTGATCCGACGCCTGAGCTGGTCGAGCTGACCAAAGCGCGCCAGAAAATCTACACCTCCATTGAAGTTAACCCGGAGTTCGCCGACACGGGCGAGGCCTATCTCGTCGGCCTGGCCGTCACCGATGACCCGGCAAGCCTCGGCACGGAGATTTTGAGCTTCAGCGCCACGGCCAAAGTTAATCCGCTGGCGTCCCGCAAGCTGGACAAAGGCAACCTCTTTACCGCCGCTGAGGAAACCGTGATCGAGTTTGAGGAAGTGGCCGAGCCGTCACCGTCCCTGCTGGCGCGTATATCGGCGATGTTCTCCGCGAAAAAGAAAACCGATGGCGAACAGTTCGCCGACGTCAGCGCGGCAGTAACGGCCGTCGCCGAGCAGGTGCAGCTGAACGCGGAGAGCCAGACGCAGGAGCTGTCGGCGCTGGAGCAATCCGTCACCGCACGTCTGGAGGCCATCGAGCAGCAGGCCGGGGAAGACCGCGCCGCATTCGCTGCGCTGCAGGGCCAGCTTTCGCAGACCGACGGCAGCTTTAACCGCCGCCCGGCGGCAACCGGCAGCGATCCGAAGTCCGGCGCGCAGACCGACTGCTAATCAGGCGTTGCCTGAACGTTAAACCCCAACACAGAGATAAACAGGAACGCCAATGCGCAAGAATACCCGCTTTAAGTTTAACCAGTTCATGACCCGCCTCGCCGAGCTGAACGGCGTCGAAACCGACGACATGAACAAGAAATTTACCGTTGAGCCGACGGTCACGCAGACCCTGATGAACCGCGTGCAGGAGTCTTCCGACTTCCTGACCCGCATCAACATCGTGCCGGTGTCCGAAATGAAGGGCGAGAAAATCGGGATCGGCGTGTCCGGCTCGATTGCCAGCGTGACCGACACAGCAGGCGGCGACGAGCGCGAAACCGCTGACTTTGCCGCGCTGGATAAGCAGGGCTATGAGTGTGTGCAGGTCAACTACGACTTTCATATCCGCTATAACACCCTCGACCTATGGGCGCGTTATGAAGATTTTCAGGCCCGTCTGCGTGACGCCATCGTGAAGCGCCAGGCGCTTGACCGCATCATGATCGGCTTCAACGGCGTGACCCGCGCCAAAACCTCGAACCGTGCGAAGTTCCCGATGCTGCAGGACGTGGCCGTGGGCTGGCTGCAGAAGTACCGCAACGATGCACCGGCGCGCGTGATGAGCAAAATCACCGAGGAAGACGGCACTGTCGTTTCTGAAAAAATCCGCGTCGGCAAAAACGGCGATTATGCCAGCCTCGACGCGCTGGTGATGGATGCCACCAACACCCTGATCGAGCCGTGGTATCAGGAAGACCCGGAGCTGGTTGTTATCGTGGGCCGTCAGCTGCTGGCTGATAAATACTTCCCGATCGTCAACCAGTCGCAGGCCAATACCGAGCAGCTGGCCGCTGACGTCATTATCAGTCAGAAACGCATCGGCGGTCTGCCAGCGGTGCGCGTGCCGTACTTCCCGGCCGACGCGATGTTTATTACCCGCACCGATAACCTGTCGATTTACTGGCAGGAAGGCACGCACCGCCGCCTGATTGACGAAGTGCCGAAGCGCGACCGCATCGAAAACTACGAGTCAATTAACGAGGACTACGTGATCGAGGATTACGCGGCCGGTTGCCTGGTTGAAAACATCGAAGTCGGTGTGTTCGCTGAACCTGCAGCCACAACGCAGGAAGCAGCGGCAGTAGTAAACCCGGAGGCGTAACGCATGTTAAGCCCTGCCCGACGTCACCGCATGCGCCAGCAGGCTATTGAAGCCTCGCAGAACGCCGACAACCCGCTGCGTCACGCCAGCGGCTATGAGCAGATGCTCATCAAGCTCAACGACGACAAGCGCCGCCTGAAGAAAGTGCACTCGAACGAGCGCAAGGCGGAAATGAAGCGTCAGCTGCTGCCTGAGTACCTGCCGTGGGTGTCCGGCGTGCTGGAGAAAGGCAAAGGCGCACAGGATGCCGTGCTGATGACCGTCATGATCTGGCGGCTTGATGCGGGTGACGTGCCCGGCGCGCTGGAGATTGCCCGGTACGCGCTCACGCACGGCCTTGTCTCGCCTGACGGCTTCAAGCGCGCCAGCCTGCCCTATCTGCTGGCCGAGGAAGTCGCCAGCGCGGCAACGCGCGCCTGGACGGCAAAAGCGCCGGTCGATGTTGACCCGCTGCTTGCAACCATTGCGATGACGGAGTCCGAAGACATGCCCGATCAGGTGCGCGCCAAGCTGCACAAGATAACCGGGTATGTGCTTCGCGATGCGGGCAGGGCTTCGGAGGCGATGACCCACCTTGCAAGGGCGCATCAGCTGCACGACAGCTGCGGCGTCAAAAAAGACATTGAGCGGCTGGGAACGGCGATGAAAAAGCAGGCCATCGCCAGCCGCTGACCGAACGCGACCCCGCGCACGGGCGGCAGGACGGCAATGCACTTTCAGTGTCTGCGCCGTCCTCCACCGCCCACCTATTTCAAAGGCCGATTATGAATAACACGGTTGTTATCCCCGCCCCGCGACCGGCAGACGCTGCCGAGCCGCCGGTAAAGAATACGTTTTTCTGGCCTGACATTGACCTGCAGCAGCTGCGCGATTCGCTGCGCTATGAGGGAACGGTCACGGCGCAGCGCCTGCGTCTGGCCGTGAAGACGGCGATTTCAGAAGTGAACGCCGAGCTGTACGACTGGCGCGCCGCGCAGATGGCGGAGGGCTTTAAGATGCTGGCCGACGTGCCTGCCGAATCGCTCGACGGCGAGAGCGAAAAGGTTACGGCCTACCTTGCCGCCGTCAGCGCGCTGACCGCCGCCACCATCGTTGAGCGCTATCGCGGCTATGACGCCAGCGGCACGAAAAAGGCGGGCGAAATTGAGGCGAGCGCCGACGAGTACTGGCGCGACGCGCGATTCAGTATCAGCCGAATCGCCGATAAGCCTGGCTGCATTGTGGATCTGCTCTGATGAACATTTACGCACAGCAGGGCGATACCGTTGACGAAATCTGCCAGCGCTATTACGGGCGAACCGGGCAGGCCGTCGAGCTGGTTTACGCGGCTAATCCGGGCCTTGCCGAAAGCGGTCCGGTGCTGCCGCACGGCTGTGAGGTAACGCTGCCCGATCTGCCTGACTCTTCAGCAGGTGAAACCGTCAACCTGTGGGACTGAAAATGGAAAAAATCAGCTCTGTGATCAACTACCTGATTGGCCTCATCCTGATGTGGTTCGGGCGTCATACGCCACAGGATATCGCCTTTATGGTCGGTTCCGGCGTGGCCGTTATCACGCTCATTACTAACGTGGCGACGTTCTTTATCAACTGGCATTACCGCCGTAAAACCTACGAGCTGCAGCGCCTGCGGGGGGTGAGCCTTGAGCCAAACCGTTAAACGCTGCGCCGTGGTGGCCGTGCTGGCGATTGCCGCGCTGCTGCCACAGTTCAAAACCCTGAAAACGTCCGAGGCGGGACTGGCGCTCATCGCCAACGCTGAGGGGTGCCGCACCTCGCCCTATCAGTGCAGCGCCGGAGTCTGGACGAACGGCATCGGTCACACAGAGGGCGTGACGCCGCAAAGCCAGATCAGCGAGCGACAGGCGGCGGTGAATCTGGTGTATGACGTGATGCGCGTCGAGCGCGGGATCGATGCCTGTATGCGCAGCGATATGCCACAGCCGGTCTATGACACGGCCGTGTCGTTCGCCTTTAACGTCGGCGTGCGCGCGGCCTGCAGCTCGACCTTTGCCCGTTACATCAGGCTGCAGCACTGGCTTGATGCCTGTGATGAGCTGCGGCGCTGGGTATTCGTTAAGGGCGTGAGAAATCACGGGCTGGAAAACCGCCGCGCGAATGAGACAGCCTACTGCCTGCGGGGTGCAACATGACGCGCCTGATAGCGCTGATTCTGGCCGTGGCTCTGCTGGCGCTGGGCGTAACCGGCTGGCAGTGGAAAGAAGCCAAAGACGACCTGACCAGCGCGCAGCGCATTATCGGCACGCTGTCAACAGGTATCGAGAGCCGCGACAGGGCAATAGCCCGGCTGGATGCCGATGCGAGAGCCAGCCAGAAGCGTGAGGCCGAACTGAGGCTGATGCAGGGGCGCGCCAGCACGGCCGCGCTTAACCGTGAAATGACCATACAGAGAGAAACCGATGCGAATCCGATACTGCGTGACTGGTCTGCTGCTGCTCTGCCTGACGATGTTATCCGGCTGCACACCCGCCCGGCCTTCAGCAGCGCCAGAGATTATCTGGATTGGGTGTCCGCGCGTGACAAGCTGCCCGGTGCCGGGAAACAGCCTTAAAACGGCGGGCGATCTGGCGGCGGATAATCGCCAGCTTGAGGCCGCACTCGCCGCCTGCGGGCTGCAGGTCGAAATCATCAAAGACTGCCAGGAACAACACGATGCTGAAACCACAACAATTACGCCAGGCGCTGACCGACAGCGTACCGGAGCTGCAGCGAAACCCTGACGCGCTGAACGTGTTTATCGACAGCGGGCGCATCGTCTCGACGCTTGCCAGCTCGCTGTCGTTTGAATACCAGTACCGGCTCAACATGGTTATTACCGACTACGCCGGTAATATCGACCTGCTGATCGTGCCGCTGCTGGCATGGCTGCGAACCAATGAGCCCGACATTATGGCAACCGAGGAAAAGCGCCGGACGGGCTTTACCTTTCAGGCTGACGTTATCAGCGACACGGCCAGCGATATCAGCATTGAGCTGCAGCTGAGCGAGCGCGTGATCGTGAAGCAGGCAGAGGACGGGCTGCACGTGACGCACGTCGGCGAGAACCCGTTGCCGGAGAATGACGCCCGGCCGGTGCAGCTTTACGTTAAAGGCGAACTGGTCAGCGAGTGGCAGACATGAGCGGGCTGCAGCTGGTAAACGACAGGCTGGAGGCGCTTATCAGCAGCCTGTCAGCCCCGGCGCGTAAAGAAATGGCGCGCAGCATTGGCCGCAAGCTGCGTGCGAGTCAGCAGCAGAACATCAAGCGGCAGCAGGCGCCTGACGGCATGCCGTTTAAGCCCCGTAAAACGCAGCCGGTGCGCAGCAAAAAGGGCCGGATAAAGCGCGAGATGTTCGCAAAGCTGCGCACGGCTAAGTACATGAAAACGCAGGCCAGCTCCAATGAAGCCGTGATTGAGTTTGCGGGTAACGTGCAGCGCATGGCCCGCGTGCATCATTACGGGCTGCGCGACCGGCCATCACGTAAAGGTAAAGAGGTGCAGTACGAGGCTCGCCCTCTGCTGGGAGTAAATGCTGAAGATTTGCAGTTAATAGAAGAAGAAATCATTCGTGCAATACAATGAAAAACCAGCCGAAGCTGGTTTTTTTTACCCCTGCCGATTAGGGTTTCTAGGGTTCTGCGGATTTTTATTGTCGCCGTGATCGCGCACATAGCGAGTGGGCGGAGGTGCAGGTAACTTTGGCGGAGGAGGAGCCGGTTGCTTAGCCATACATGCCTCAATTAAATCTTGATTGGATTATTAACGATAACATACTTGGTTTCAGGTGAATGATTATTTCTTGGTGCCGAGGAGTCAAGATTAGCAGCAAGGAATAATGCAAGCCCTATAGCAAATGGTGCAAGAGACCAAAGCATACCCTGAACAGAAAGATGGATGTTTTCCTGCCTATTATTATTTATATCCATGTTAACAGTAGAAACCTCACGCATTTTATCGTAATAAAAATCCGCAGTCATTTTTTCAGGATCTATAACATCAACTTTGCTTTGCGGATATGCGGCATTATAGGCTTCTTGTTTATATTTAGCATCTACAAGCTGGTCATAATATTCATCCAAGTCTTTCGGGGTGGTAATAATTGCATACTTATTCCCCCAGAAAGCTTTAGTTAGATGAAATATAGAATATATTAATAAACAGCCACTAATAGCCATGAAAACTATAACGGCGATAGTTAAGATTAAGTTAACCTCGGTAATTAAGTTTTTAATAACATAATGAATCGCGGACGCTATAATCAAGGCGAAAGCAAAAACACCCTGTACCCGCGCATGTAACTTTTCCTGTATATCACCTGCCTGATAATAAAGTTTTTCGTAAAACTCCAGTTTCTTTATCTTTTCCATGACTAGTTTTCTGCTGGTTTGTTTGCTGAACGATAGCACAACATCGGGAGATTGTTATAAGGCAAGCTGGCCTACATCATCTGCCCATGAACGAACAACTTGCAGAAATTCAGCGCCTGCTGCGCAACCTGATCCGCATCGGAACCGTGTCCGCCGTCAATCTGGACGGCGGGCTGTGCCGTGTCGATACGGGAAAAAACACAACCGGCTGGCTGCACTGGCTGAGCGCCCGCGCGGGTAAAACCCGCTCCTGGAATGCGCCGTCAGTGGGTGAGCAGGTGCTTGTGCTGTGCCTCGGCGGCGAACTCGATACCGGCTTTGTGCTGCCGGGTATTTTCTCTGATGACAACCCGGCTCCGTCGGCCTCGGCCGATGCGCTGCACTGGTCATTTCCTGACGGCGCGGTGATCGAGTACGAGCCGGAAAACGGCGCACTGACCGCAACCGGCATACAGACGGCAACCATCAAAGCGGCGGTAAAAATCCTGTTCGACTCGCCAGAAGTGGAATGCTCAACGCTGCTTAAAACTGCGCAGCTGGAAGTCACAAAGGGCGGAACGATGAAAGGCGATGTTACGCATACCGGCGGCAACCTTTCCTCAAACGGCAAGGTTCTGCACAAGCATAAACACTCTGGCGACAGCGGCGGCCAGACGGGGGAACCGATATGACAACCGCAAAATATATCGGCCTGAACCGCGAAACCGGCGGCGCGCTGACCGACCTCGACCATATTCGGCAGTCGATTAGCGACATTTTTCTGACTCCGATCGGCTCCAGGGTGATGCGCCGCGAGTATGGTTCGCTTTTATCCGCGCTGATTGACCAGCCGCAAAACGAGGCGCTGCGCCTGCAGATTATGTCGGCCTGCTATCTGGCGATCCTGAAGTGGGAGCCGCGCGTAAAGCTGACTGCCATCAGCTTTGAATCGGATATCAACGGCGCAATGGTAGTTGAGCTGTCCGGCAACCGCACTGATACCGCGCACCCTTTTTCCTTAACCGTTCCTGTGAGCTGAGACTATGGCAACTATCGACCTGAGCCAGCTGCCCGCGCCTGACGTGGTGGAGGCGCTGGACTATGAAACCCTGCTTGCCGAGCGAAAGGCGACGCTGATTTCCCTTTACCCGGCCGACCAGCAGGACGCCATCGCCCGCACGCTGACGCTTGAATCAGAACCCATCGTTAAGCTGCTGCAGGAAAATGCCTATCGCGAGCTGATCCTGCGTCAGCGCATTAACGAGGCGGCGCAGGCCGTTATGGTTGCGTATGCGCTGGATGGCGACCTTGACCAGCTCGGCGCGAACAATGGCGTAACCCGCCTGACCATTACCCCGGCCGACGATACAACCATTCCGCCGACCGCCGCCGTGATGGAAGGCAACGACGATTACCGGCTGCGCATCGCCTCCGCCTTTGAGGGGCTGAGCGTGGCCGGGCCGACCGGTGCATACGAGTATCACGCCAGAAGCGCCGACGGCCGCGTAGCCGATGCATCAGCCATCAGCCCGTCGCCCGCCGTTGTTACCGTGACTGTGCTTGCGCGTGAAGGCAGTGGCGTGGCGGGCGACGATTTGCTGGCCGTGGTTAACGCTGCGCTCAATGACGAGGACGTGCGCCCGGTTGCCGACCGGGTGAGCGTGCAGTCAGCGAAGATTGTTGAATACGAAATCGTAGCCGAGCTGTACCTCTATCCGGGGCCGGAAGCTGAACCGATCCGCGCCGCCTCTGAGGCAAAGCTCGCCGCGTTTGTCAGCGCGCAGAAGCGCCTCGGCCGCGACATTCGCCTGTCTGCGCTGTATGCCGCCATGCATGTTGAGGGCGTGCAGCGCGTCAACCTGATTAAACCTGCTGCAGATGTGGTGCTCGACAAAACACAGGCCGCTTACTGCACGGGCTACACGCTGACTGTCGGAGGCTCTGATGAGTGACCGACTGCTGCCGACCGGCTCGTCAGCGCTTGAGGTTGCAGCCGCTGAGGCGCTGGCAAGCCCTGGTGCTATGAGCGTGCCGCTGCGCCAGTTATGGAACCCGTACGCCTGCCCGGTGGCGCTCCTGCCGTATCTGGCGTGGGCGTGGTCGGTTGACCGCTGGGATTCAGCCTGGCCGGAATCGACAAAGCGCGCCGTTGTTGCCGCCTCGCAGTACGTGCACAGGCACAAAGGCACGATAGGTGCTATCCGGCGCGTCGTTGAGCCGCTGGGGTATCTCATCAAAATAATTGAGTGGTGGAAAACCGGCGAAGCGCCTGGCACGTTCCGGCTGGATGTGGGCGTACTCGATACCGGTATCACGGAGGAAATGTATAACGAGCTGGAGCGCCTGATAGCCGACGCAAAGCCCTGCAGCCGCCACCTTATCGGCCTGTCGATTAACCTCGATGCTAACGGCGCGCTGCCGGTTGCCGTTGCCAGCTACAGCGGGGATGAGCTGACCGTTTATCCCTATACCACTGAACTTATCAGCGTCGGCGGGCCGGGTTATTCCGGCGTGGCGGTGCATCTTATAGACCTGACGGAAGTGAGCGCATGACGACTAAATATTTTGCCCTGCTGACCAATCAGGGCGCGGCTAAGCTGGCGAACGCCGCCGCGCTCGGCACAAAAGTGAATATCACATCATTGGGGGTCGGGGACGGTGGCGGCACGCTGCCAACGCCTGACGCGGCGCAGACTAAGCTCATCGGCGAGAAGCGCCGCGCGCAGCTTAATTCGCTGACCGTTGACGCGGCAAACAGCAGCCAGATTATCGCTGAGCAGATTATCCCCGAAAGCGAGGGCGGTTTCTGGATCCGCGAGATTGGCCTCTATGACGCCGACGGCGTGCTGATTGCCGTTGCTAACTGCCCGGAAACTTACAAGCCCCAGCTGGCAGAAGGCAGCGGGCGCACGCAGACCGTGCGCATGATTTTAATCGTGAACAGCACAACCGCCGTCACGCTGAAAATTGATCCGTCAGTCGTGCTGGCGACGCGCAAGTATGTTGATGACGCTGTGATCGAGGTGAAAGCCTACGCTGACAGCGTAATGAAAAGTCATACCGATGCTAAAAACCCACACAGCCAGTACCTGCAGATCGCAAGCGCCCTGGCAGAAATCAAAGACGCCGGGCTGGTTGCTGACGTTCTCAAAAACCTCGGT